AACGAGATGGTTTTTTTCAGTCTACGCATCCAGAGACGCTCTTTAAACGCAACCAAGACCGCAACCAATACCACTGCATAGGCAAACGATCTAAAACCTTTTTAAACGCCTCTTTGAACGCTTTAAATCCAGACGCAAAAAAGCCCGATCTCGAACTCGTCAAGATCGGGCTTTTTGTTTTGGTCTTATTTAGTTAACTATTCCAAAGGTTGTAATCGTTTTCTTTCATGGTCATGACAAATCCTTGTGAGTCTTCGACTAATATCCAAGTGAACGAAAAGTCTTCATCACCACCGTTGAAAGATTCCCATTCATCGCCATACAATTCGATCTTTTCCGCGAAATGAGAATCGTTTTCATGGCAAGTTAAGATTTCACCACCATTTCCTTCTAACGATTTCTCCCATAAATATGGCGTTAACGGTTTTTCGAGTTCGAACTTTCCGCTTTGTTTGGTTTGTTCGATGTATGGTGCAATGTCTATTGATGTTTTCATATTCGTTTTATTTATTATTAGTTATTCGCACCAAGCTCAAGCAATGTTCCAATCGCGATTACCCAAAGAGCAAGCCCGATCAAAGCGATTCCAAATGACGCAAGCTTTTCGCGTTTGGTTTGCTTGAAGATGTGATTTAGATTTTTATTGTGGTTCATTAGTAATCTAGGTTTTTTCTTTTTAAGAGCTTATCGAAACGGATTAGCAAACTGCCGAAGTGCAGAATATCTTTAGACGGCAAGTTAAGCTCTTTTAAGGTTTGAAAGTTATAATCATCTGTATTCGCCCCAAACATGCTTGGTTTAAACTGCCATGAATCGGGAACATCTTGATCTGTTTCGTATGTTAAATAATCACAGACAGGAAATAACCAAGACATGCAACTGCTCCAAGGATCGCCTAAATCATAAGTTAATTGCCATTCGGTTCTTAATTCTTTGTTCATGCTTGTTTAATTCCTCTCGTTGAAAGCTTTTTGAACTTCTTTGTTACTTTCTCTACAAGACCGCGTTTTACGCATTTGCCATCGACATAAAAACGGAACTCTTTGTCGCCGTTATCAAGCTCGCGATGTGTGACGCAATGATTAACGAAGTCGTGGCTATTCCTCGCGGAAGTACCTACTTTTACATTTACATTGCTTGATTGCTTTGCTCCAAACGATTTACTCGATTGATAGATGCAAGCTTCAACTTCATTCCAGATTGGATATGCTTTACTCATAATTTTATTGTTTTGGTTGATTGATTAATAATAATTTATTTATCGAACCATACTTAGCTTTTACCATGCCAGTTTATAATCCAATCATTTTTTGATCGCTTTTTGATCAGCTGTATAAATTTTGTCCATCGATTCGATCTGGTGTAAATTTTTTATACACCTTGCTTTTACGTGTTCGTCGTACGTGTTCGTTTTTTAACCGATTTTAACCGACGATTAAGATTGGCACGGCATCTGCAATACTACGAATTATGAATACAACAACACCCGAACAATACCTAACCGATCAATTCAAAAAGCTATATAAGTCCAAGTACGGATTCAGCGTGAAGATATTTGACGGATATGGAAACGAAACGAATCAAATGGAACTAACGCCAAACAGGTTGAAAGACTTGTTAAAGCTTTTTAAAACACTTGATGAAACCAACTAAACCGATCGTCTTTAACCCGCTTGATATTTTAATGTTGACGGAGATTGAAGACATCGATTTACCAATAAATAAAAACGAAACTATGAAAGAAATAACTATACCAACTAAAGACGCTTGCCTCGCCGTCATGGATTACATTCTACACAGCGAGATGGGCGGTCACCTCGACGAAACCGATTCTTGGTACTCAACTTACGTGCTTGTACGTGAGCTTATGGACGACAAAGTTGACGACGGAGAGCTATCTTACGTAACTATCGACGACGATGATTAAACCACACGCTTTAAGCGACGCTCAACTCGACGCTTTAATCTATCACTACAAACGCATACGGAAACGCATCGCTAACAATGTAACGGCGATGACGCGATTGGAAGCGTTAGTAGCGGAGAAAACCGATCGTATAACTGCGATCCTTAACGACGAAGTAACAACTAACAACCAATAATAATGAAATTACATAAAATAGCATACTCACATGATCCCGATAACAAAGAATACGTGGTATTTAAGGAAGCAGGTGGACGCGATTATGCCTTAGCAACCTTTACAAAGAATACGGAAGCCGAGCATTGGATAAAACAGAGGTATATAACTTTAGGAAAGACCGACGGTTATGATCTGTGTATCCCTTTCACTATCTGTGACGACGAACCAACCAACAACCAATAATAACAATGACACTAACAACACTATTCTGCCTAGTCGTGGTCTTACTTCTCGGCTTTGGCTTTTTATACTGGGAGAAAGGCGACCGATGAACGACGATCCAACACTATTTGCCGACGGCTTTGACGACGCCATCATCGGTCTTAATTACAAAGGCGGTCATCACCGCGTCGTCTACGACGGCAAGAAGATGGTCGAAGAACTGGACAAGAAGGAGGGATGGACGCAAGAGGAAGCAATAGAGTGGCTTCAGTTCAACACCTTTAACGCTTTCTACGGCAAAGGAACGCCTATTTACGTGGACGTCATGACACGTCAAGAAATCGAACACTTCTTAGAAAATAACGATGAATAAATTACTACTACTATTATTAACGCTGACTTGTACGACATCCTGTACACGTTCTTTAACCGACGTTGGTTATTACGGTTATTACGATACGTGTCCGAGCGACGCGGGTTATTCATGTCCGCTTGATGGGTCGCCTTGTCCGTTCTGTAACGACGTTCTCAATAATAAGAAGTGATCGACCCTGCCTTACTTAATTATCGTCGCAACGTACAACCAAAAGTAGAACGCAACTCCAAAGGCGAATTGATTTACGTGTTCGCCGACGGATCGTGGCAATACTTTTACGAGTGGCTTGTGACCTCAACAAAACAACAATTCAATACTTATGATAAAATTAGATACATGGAAAAAGACGCCTCATAGCACGTCTCCCATCGACACACCTTACATCGCTTATTCTTTTCATTGTGAAGAGTGTGGACACGCATGGGAGGACGACGAAGACCCTACGTGTTACTGCGAGGATTACCTTGAACAACTCGACGACGAAGGAGACCGATGACAGACCAACCACGATTAATCGCACTTACAGGAGCTAAAGGCGTCGGTAAATCGACCTACGGAAAGTTTCTTGCGGGAGAGAACGGCGTTGTTTTGTCGTTCGCCACGCCGATCAAGCAGATGTTACGAACGCTCGTAGGAAACGAGTACGTGTTCGGTGACAAGAAGAACGAAGAAACGCACCTTGGCGTCACAGGACGTGTCCTTTTACAGACGCTTGGAACGGAGTGGGGACGCGAGATTATCGACCAAGACATATGGGTCAAGTCAATGCGTCATACTTTAACCGACGCTATGTTCGAAGAGTATAGGCCTGTCATCATCGACGACTTACGCTTTGAGAACGAGGCGAAGATGGTACGCGAACTTAACGGAGAGATTTGGCATATCGAGCGTAAGAACTTTAAACCTGCCAACGACAACCATATATCCGAAGCCGGGGTAACCGAAGTAGATCGTAGGGTTCTTTTATGATTAGCGACGTCTGTACCGCAACGTTTGGGTGTGTCATGCCCGACTCTTCACCTAACATTTCTGATTGGTTTGAAGTGTTTGGCGACATGGCAACCTGTCAAGAAATCAACGACGCTTGTGAGGACTTTTGGTCGAACACCGAAGTCGCTCGCTTTGTGTACACGGAGATGCCCGACGGTTCATGGTTGCTTGTGGACACGGTCAGAACCGACACACCACGCGAGAAGCCCACAAGCTTTTTTGACGAGGTCAACGCACGACGTCGGGAAAACACCCGTAAAAATTAAGGTTGTTATAATATAACATTTTCGATTGAGTCCGTCTCGGAGATACACACCATGTTTGATACAAAACTTAAACGCGATCAGATCGTCCCGACGTTGGACGTCATCTTACGGATCAATTTAAATCCGAGTATCTACTCACGTATATCGAGATGTCACCGACTGATTGCCGTGATCTTAGTTCGTCGTCATTACCTAGAAGAAGCCGCCGATTGCATTACGTGTATCTTCGGTGAGCTTCCGTTCAGTAGCGAGACAACCCGACGAGCCGTACGTGATGGCGTACGTATGGGCATCATCGACGAAGTAACCGACCCGAACGATCGCCGTCGTAAGCTCGTCCAAGCGTCGCAAAAACTGATTGATACGTTCGAGTCGAGACACGTAGAATCTTAAACCATAACCCGTAGAACAAAGGAGATAGACATGGGTGCAATACGAGCAAAGGGTAAGAGGTTTCAAGCCGACCTCCGAACGCCGAACGGAGCGAGGTTACGACCGACCTTCGAGACGCATGACGAGGCGGATCATTGGCTACGTCTTACTCAAGAAAAGATACGAACGGGTCAGGACATCAGTCTTGACGTCGCTCAAAACACGCGAGCAATCGCGATGAACTTACGTGATCTCGCCGAAGAAGTACGTAACCGACATTGGCGGGGATGTAAGTCTGAAGACACGTTGTGGATACAAGCACGTGATGTCTACCGACGTCTTGGTGCGAGTAGAAGCGTACGTGAGATCAACGAGAATGTGATCGACGACTTGATCTACCAACTGGAGCGTGACGGCAAGAGTAATGGAACAATTAACCGACGCCTAGCCGCGCTTTCAAAGATGCTTAAACACGCATACCGCCGGGGTTATATCTCTCGTATGCCCGTCATCGAACGGAAGAGAGAAAGCGAAGGTCGTATGCGTTGGTTAAGCTACGATGAAGAACAAGTCTTGATCGCCAAGTTTCGTGAGCTAAGACAAGATCAAATGGCTGACTTCGTCGAGGTCTTGATCGATACAGGAC